GCTGCCGGTGGATTGGGAGGCGCAACGCCAGATCGTGAAGCGCTTTGAGGAGGACGCATGAGCAAGAAGCACCGGGGCCGGTTCAAGGGTGATCCGGTCACNTATCAACTGCCGAACCCNGCAGGCGGCGTGCAACTGGAAACCTTCGTGCCCTGGACGCTGGTGAAGCGGGGNCTGANGAAGCAGGTCATCACGCCCTTGGACGCGCCGCAGGAATTTCTGTCCGAGGCCACCCGGGAGNGGGAAGCCCGGTCGGCCGCGCAGGACACCGCGTTGATGCGGGCGCTCGGACTGGCGCACCACTGGCAACGCCTGCTGGATGAGCAGCGGGCCGCGTCGGTGGCGGAGATCGCCGAGGCCGAAGGCATGGACGTGACACAGGTGCGCCGGGTCATGCGGCTGACGCTCCTGGCCCCGGAGGTCGTGGAACGGCTGGTGGGTTCGACCGATGCCGTGCTGGAGAAGGTGATGCGCCGCCCCTGGCCCAACGCCTGGGGCGACCAGATGCGCGTGCTCGCGCCACCCGGGTGAGCGCGTCGCACCCAGCGCCAGCAACCGCCTGCGGGCGGTTTTTTTGTGGCCGCTTGGCACTCGGTCGCCACCGCTACAGGAGTTACCAACCACAACCGACCGCCTCTAAACCCTCGCCAGCAAAGGAAATGGCCTCGAGAACGCTCGCGTGGCCACCAGAGAAAACGGAGAACAGAGAGACGTCGGTGGGGGCAAAAACGACGACTTCGCAGGGGTAGCGCTCGCGAGGCCAGGCCCGAAAACCGCGCCAACACTGGGGGAACGGGCAAAAAAAATCCCAACCGATGAAGGTTGGGATTTTGGGTATTGGTGGAGCTGGGGTCCGTCGAACTGTTGCCTGCAGGCCTCAAAAATCAACGATTTCGCCAGTTCACATTTACGCAGTTACCCGGTAAGTTACCCGGTCACCATCACGCTCATATGCGGAACCTAACCGGCGTCCGCAAACTAGGTTGCCAGAAGCCGAGCCATCAGAACAGCTTGATGATGCCTCAGTTCGTGTTGTTCACGCTGAACTCGATCTCGGCGACCTTGTCATCGGCGTCAAAGGTCACGAGCAGGACCTTCCGGTGAAACTTCAAGCCCGTGTACACGTTGCCCCTGGTCGTGCTGTACAGGTAGCCGATGGCTTGGCCATTGGTCGCCTTCACCATGGGCGGCAGGTAGATCATGCTCGGCCGGCCGAACGTGAGCAGAACCTGGGACCTGGTCGTCTCTCCCTTCTTGATGTACTGAACCCTTGAGTCGTCAAAGTTGGTGTGGTCCTCCTTGAACGACGACGTGAACTCCGTTCCGATCAGGCGGTCGTTCTCGAAGAAGTAGCCGTTGGCCCTGGCAGGGATCACACCACTTTCCAGGGGCTCGCCGCCCGAGGCGGCATACGAATAGACGATCCTCTTGACCCGCTTGTCGTTGACGGTGCTTTCACCGGTGAACTGGGGCTTTCCAAACCGCTCGACTACGTCCGAGTAAGTTGCTTTACCGACCTCAAGCTCGGTCTCGGCTGGCCGTTCAAAGTTGACACCGGCACAGCCGACGAGGGAAAGGGCAAGGGCGAGCAGCGGCAGGACGCGAAGCATCAGATGAACCTCAGGGGTGGTTGGAGGGATAGAAAAAACCGAGCACTGTGCCAGGCCAGCATGCACGGGTGCGCAGGCATTTGACGGGCGTAGGTCGAATCACTTGCAGCGGAATTTGACCTCGGCGCTGGCGTAGTTCCGGTACAGGGCCGCATCCTGGGCAGTGTCCGACACCGGCTCCACTTCCTTGCCTTGCCCGCGGCAGAACTCAGCGGCCTCTTGGTACAGACCTGCCTTCACCTTGCCGCCCGAGTAGTTCAGGCTGTAGTCCTGCTTGGTGATCATGTAGATCCCGCTGCCGATGGGCACCACACCGGAGTGAGAGGCGCAGGCAGCCAGGAAGATTGGAATCAGCACCAGGCTCAGCACAGTGGGTCGGATCGACGCGCTCACAGGATCTCCGTTCACAAGTTGATACACCATGGTAATGCAGGCACCATGGGCTGCAGATCGTTCATCCCCCAACTTGGGGATGCCTGCTGAGAGACTTCGAGCACGTGCAATCCAGTCACCCACTACCCACAGCTCTCGGGCTGGCATGCGCACCCACATCCCCGCGGCCGGTGGCAATGGCATTCCCCGGTTTTGCGGTTGAAGTCACAGCCGCAGTTGTTCAGACCTCCACCGTGCTCGATCGCAGTGCACGGCAGCGACGCCACCCATTCAGCAGAGGCTGTGACGCTCAGACATACCAAGGCCAGGATGGCGAGCGCCTTCATGGTCAGAATGGTTCTACGGGCTTGAAAAAGCCTGTCTTGGTCATTTTTCTGCGCAGTTGGAAGCGCGCAAGGGCCTCGACAGGATCCACCCCGCGAAGGTTCGAGAAATTCACCTTCACCCAGTCCGACCTCGAAACTTCGACCGACAACAGGTAGTGATCCACCGTTCGCCCAGTAGCTTTGTCCTGGCGCTGGGTGTACCCCGACAAGGTGACCTCCCGAAGAGTGGGCAGCATTCCGAACGCTTCACCGATGAGGCGAAATGCAATTGAGTGCACGTGCTGGGCGTAAAGCTTCTGGACGGCAGTCTGCCCCAGCTCCTTGACTGACAGCCGATAGCCTCTCTGGGGAACGGACGCACTTTTCGTTGGCATATCCTCAATCTCGGGAAGGTCCACGTCGAAGGCCAGCTTCGTCCCTTCGCCCTGCACCTCGAACGAGACACTGGTTTCACGTGGCCACACGATGTCGCTCAGCACGTTGCCGAAGAACTCTTCCATCGCTACGACGTCCCCAGCAGTTGCCTTGGACAGAAGCTCCTGCTTGCGAGCCTCTAACTGGTCAAAGCGCGCTTTATCGGCTGCCCATTCATCCCGCAACCGCGTGAAGCGCTGTTCAGCAGCTGCGTTTTCGTACTCGATCTTTGCACGCCTGCTCTTGAGCAGTCCATCAATGAATCCGGGCACCCTGGGAACTGGTGGCTTGGGTGCCTCCACGGGATACTCCGCTGGCTGGTACTCAGGACGCGTCGCAGGGTGAGGTGTTCCCAGGTGAAGCTCACCGAGGGCTGCTGTCTGACCATTGATCTCCGCACATTTCTGCTGGATCAAGGCCGTGATCGCCTCGCCCTGCTGGCGCTTGGCCATAGCAACCACGTTGTCCGGGACTGGGCTCCCGTCTTCGCCGGTGAAGGTGATGGTCCCATCGTCCCCAACCGCCACTGTGAGCGGGATGGTCGTCTTGGATGAACTTTGCTTCGTCGCCTGGCGGGGCTGAGCAGAAGCTCCTGAGAGCGACTGGCGCATGGACAGTCCGGTGCCAGGCAGGCCAGCGTTCAGGTACGTGCCGCGTTTGCCAATGCCAACGGAGGTCCCCCGCGGGCCCAATGTCCAGCTCAGACCACCACCGCTGAGGTTCATCCTGACCCCCGGCGCCAGCTTGAGCGACTTCCGAAACCGAATCGCCATTCCCTCTCCCTGTTCCACCTATTTATTCGCCCACAGTCTAGCGCCGCGAGCTCGTTCGTCAATCGACTGGGCGCAGGACAAAGGCACCAGGATGCGCACTTGTCGACACTCCACCAAGAAAAAAACCCGGCACAGAGCCGGGCAGAACATCGGAAGGATCCGATGCCGGCTCAGGGAGGCGAACCGGGCGCGAACGCGCTCCCGGAGTCTACCGCTCCCCGGCCGACACCAGGCCGCAAATGGCACACATCAGAGCAACGCCATGATCCAGGTGAACGGCTTGCACCAGGTAAACTGGCGCCAAGTCGGACCTTTCAGGAGAGGAAGTCGAACCATGCGAATTGCACCTGTGGCCATCGTCGCCGCCCTTTCAATCGCTGGATGCGCGAGCACTGGCGTCGTCCCGGTCGATCAGGACTCCTTCATGATCGGGAAGAAGGACGGAACGCCAGGGCTGGGCGTCTCCCTCAAGAACAAAGCCGAGGTCTACAAGGAAGCAAACGAGTTCTGCCAGGCCAAAGGACTGGAGGTCAAGACCCTGCAGGTCACGACGACCCCGGCCCGACCTGCCCAACTTGGCTCGACCGAGTTGCACTTCAAGTGCGTGCCGCCTGGTGGATCGGCCACCGCGACAAGTCGTGAGCCTGATCAGGTGATTGAGCTGCGCAACCGGTGAGTGGCCCGTACAACATGAAGGGCCTCGGGTCCCACACATCCGTCCATGAACAGGCGGGGAAAAGTTCCTGATGAACGACATTGCACCCGAAGTAACTCGACAGCAGAACAGGCAAAAGCTGGTCGATCTGCTGATGCAGAGGCTGGGCATGTTTACCTCCGCAAGTGAACAGATCCAGAGCTTTCTGTTCTCAGTTCATGGAGGCGGGTTGGTCGCCGCCCTTGCATTCCTTTCCAGCGAACGGGGCAAGCTTGAACTGAATTGGCTTGCGCCGACGATCGCGCTATTGATTCTGGGGGTTCTGTTGTGCGGCGTAATCCGCGCGCTCACCTACTTCTCGACCAGGGGCTTGTTGATCGCGATGGGTGATGCAATCAAAGAATACGACCAGAGAGTCTTAACTTTCGAGCAAACGCTGCCCTACAGCTTGCCGGCCATATGGGTGCGCCTTGGCTACGTGGCCTTGGGTCTTGGCGTCGGAACCTTCATCCTTTTCGCCGTGGCGCTCTGCCTCACGGTGGCAAACCTCCTGATTCCACAGATGTAGCAGATCGAGTTGGCCCGGCCAGGTCAATCCTGACCACGGTCAACTCCCTGCGGCAGATTCTCCTGTCGAAGGTGCGACGCCCGCCAACCCGTCCTGGGTGAGCAAGTAGGCGGCTGCCCTTCCGAACGCATCCAGCACCTCGACAAGCTGCCCATGCCGCAGCAACTCCACCCCTTTGCGCTCGTGCACGTAGCGCCACTCGACGAAAGGTCGGTCATCAAGGTCATTCAGCGAGCGCTCGAAAACGTCCATCAACACCGAGCCGGGGCGGGAGCGCGGACTTCGAGACTCGTTCCGAAAGAACCCGGCCACCGCGACCTGGTCCTGTTCGGGGATTTCGCGCCACAAGTCTTTCACGTTGTGTCCGTCGGCACGCTTGAGCTGCCCACCAGCGGCAATTCGCCCGCGCACGACCAGGAGCTTCATGAACAGTTCCAGCGCGAAGCTTGAGCAGATGAATGCGGGGAACGCCATTGCCAGGAGGTTCGAGCTCTCGCCCAACTCACCGGCGATGTGTGCCGTGTCGGCGTAGGCCTTGGCAATGGCAAACTGCCCCCGCAGGTCGGTCATGCCGCCGTCGTCACCGAGGTCGAGCAAGAGAACGGGGATAGGTGGCTTGTACAAGGGCACTCCACGCGGGCAATGGCCCTTTGCATTCTAGGCCGCCAACCAAGTGCGCTGCTCAATCGCCAGCGCAAGGTCGTGGCCCAAAGTTCGGTGTGAGAGCGCCCAAAAGGCCGTCATACCTGTGACACAGGCGCATCTAGACAGTTGTAGGTAGCCACAAGACTGATGAGATTTGTTTTTTTCCACAGGTTGTGCACAGGAAAAAACAATAGACTCTCACCGAGATGGCAATATTCTTGATCACCCCGCTTGCAAACAACATCGAAAGAATCGATGAAGTCGTCACAGAGGGGCTGCCTGAACGCGATAGGTTCAAACTTGCCGGCGCAGGTGGTTGGATCGTTTCTTTCCCCGGAACTAGGGATGGTGTTCAAAACACGTTTGGCGCCAGCCGATAGCGGGCAGCTTGCCACGACATGAAACAGCGGGGCCCAGAATCGGTGAATTCAACGCAGTTTCTGCGTTTGAACCACCCGTTTTCGTAGTTCTGGCGGTCCCTCGGCTGCTTGCCGACGCACTCATGCCCGCAACCCTTGCAACAGCCGACGCCTCGCCATCCACAGATTGCTCAGCGCAAACAGCGTGTGCAACTGCGCCGTGTTCTTGGCCAGTCCCCGGTAACGCACTTTCACGTGTCCGAACTGACGTTTGATGACCCGGAACGGGTGTTCCACCTTGGCTCGGATGCGGGCCTTGACGTGTTCAAGCTGCTCGAGCACGGCGCCCATGGGGGTGTCCTTGTCCAACGCGCGGCGTTTGCCCGGGCGCATGGCCACATGCCAGTTGGCTTGGATGCCTTGGACTTCTTCGCGTTTGGCCACGCCCTGGTAGCCGGCGTCAGCGAACACATCCGCTTCTTCGCCATGAACCAACGCGCCGGCCTGCGTCACGTCATTGACGTTGGCGGCCGTGCCGACCACGGTGTGAACCAGGCCCGAGTCGGCATCCACGCCGATATGCGCCTTCATGCCAAAGTGCCACTGGTTCCCCTTCTTGGTCTGGTGCATCTCGGGGTCTCGCTCGCCGTCCTGGTTCTTGGTCGAACTGGGCGCGGCAATCAAGGTGGCGTCCACCACTGTGCCTTGTTTGAGCATCAAGCCTTTGTCGGCCAGGGTGGCGTTGACCACGGCCAGTATCTGCGGGGCCAGTTGGTGTTCTTCGAGCAGATGGCGAAAGCGCAGGATGCTGACCCGGTCCGGGATGCGCTCAACGCTGGAGAGGCCCGCGAACTCGCGGTACAGCGTGGTCTCGAACAGGGCTTCTTCCATGGCCAGGTCACTCAGGCCGAACCATTGTTGGAGGAAATGAATGCGCAGCATCGTCACCAGCTCAAACGGCGGGCGTCCGGTCTTGGCACGAGGTGCATGAGGCGCAATCAGCGACAGCAACTCCGTCCACGGCACCACCAGGTCCATCTCGTCGAGGAACACGGCTTTGCGCGTGCGCCGTGTGCTCAGGTTCAGGCCAAGTTCTTGTTGGGTCATGACGCCATTGTTCCGGTCGCAACTCGCTCACGCTATCCGGGCTTGACCGGGGTTTTGAACACCATCCCTAGTGTCGAACTCTCCAATTCGCTTGGCATCACGGGGCAGCCAGAGGGCACGGCCCCCTCACTGTCATCTGTTCTGATCACATCAGTCGGCGCCTACTATGGTCGCGGGTCTGCTGATATGTGGGAGTGGTTAAAGTCTCGGTTTGAGGCCGCCTCGTGATGGCAACAAGAGCAAAGGCGCCACATGCAGAGGCGGCACCCCCAGAGACAGTGCCACAACAACCTCAGACTCCACCGCCTGGAGCAGGTGGTGGCGGAGACTACTCGCCCTTTGTGTGGAAGCAGCTCGGAGACATCCAGCAAGCAATGGGGCGAATGGAAGCAACCCTCGCTCAAATGCAGCGAGCCCAAGAGCGGGCTGACGAGAAAACAGACAAGCTTGAGGAGAAGCTGTCTGGGGTCACTCACAAAATCTATGCCGCCAGCGTTATTCTGACAATTCTGGTCGTGATCGGTGGCTTCTTTGTGAACAAGGCATGGGACATCATGATGCTTTCCATTGCTGAACGATCAGTAGAGAAAGTACCCGAGCTACCAAGCGGCCCGTCAAGAAAGCCATAGGTAAGCAGTGGATTCGCTGGGAGACCTCACCACGATGTCGCCTATGCTCCACAGGAAATCGGTCACACCACATCGTCATCCCCGCATGGATCCCGCACCGGGCCGATGACGTTGGACTGCAGGCCGGCCAGGAACTCGGCAGCTGCCAGCCCCTTCTGCCGGTTGTCCTTCTCGAAGTCGCCGTTGAGTTTGGCCAGGATCTCCAAGGCCCGGACCCGGGCTGAATGACTGGCATCTGGCCCGAACTCCATGGCTTCCTCTCGCAGGCGCCGGCGTACCCACTCGGACTCAGTCATGGTCGCTTCGGCCAGCCGTTTCAGCGCGTCGTCAATGGCGGCCCGAATGTCAGGTTTTCTCAAGTTCTCTTCGCCGATCGCAGCTGCCGTCCTGGCCGAATAGCCGGCGCGGATGGCTGCCTGGGTCGCATTCTTGTCGACCAGGTACTCGGTTATGAAAGCGGCTTGCTTTGGGGTGAACATGCGGTACCGGCTCCTTACTGACCGTCGTCCAGATCCACGCACCAGTCGAACACGGCCCCCGTTTCCGGGCTCCAGGTGACCAGGTTGTATGAAGGGGCCTGGGACTCTTTCAGCACGAGCTGGGCCAGCCAGTGGTCGCCGTTGCCGGCGGCGTTGACCTTGTCCCAGACGACCCTGGCGCGGGCGGCCAGGATGTCACGCGCCTGCAGGCCACGCACTTCCGTGGTGCTCATTGGCGGGCCTCCCTTCGCACTCGGCTGACCTCGTTGTTCACCCTGGCCATGGCCTCGGCGATTTCGAGATCGACCTCCCGCACTTCTTCACGGAAACCGTCCTCAGCCTTCAAGGCGATCCGGCGCCGCTTGGTGCGCAGCTTCTGGATGTGCTCCTGGGTGCGGTTGCCCAGCAGCACCAGCTCGGTCAGGGGCTCGGCGCGCTTGAACTCGTCGACGTCTTCCTCGGCAGCCTGGCGCCCCTTGATTTCGTTGCCCAGCTCGTTGAGAAGGCGGATGTTCTCGTAGTACCGCTCGGACTGGCCAGAAGTGCCGCGGGTATTTCCGTACACCCGGCCCAGTAGCGGCACCTTGTACGGCGGCAGCTCGTCACCGGTGACGGCTGAGCTGGCCGTCTGGTTGACCTTGATCAGCTCGCGCCCCAGGCCGCCGGTGAGCTGGCCGAACACGTAGTCGATCTGGTCGGGCGTCGGGCTCCAGGCGCCTGGCCGGTACTCGTTGCCGCCGGTGATCGCATTGATGGACTCGGACAGGGCACGGGAGACGGTCGAGGCGCTGTCCTTGGCTCGGGTGTGGCCAGGTGTCGGGTCGAGGCTGCTCAAGTCGGCCCGGTAGATCTGCCGACCGGTCCAGTCGCGGTTCTGCATCAGGGCCACCACCGGGTCGATGACGGTAGGCGCCACCATCTGGCCCAGGTTCTCGGCGCCGCCCACCGGGTTAAAGGCGTCTACCAGGATCATCATCAGGTCGCCCACCTGGCGCCCGGGTGACTTGTGACTCTCACCCATGGCGAACTCGACGGCGGCGCGTCCGATGTTCGGGAAGACGTGGTAGCCCAGCGGCATGGGAATGCTCAGGTAGTCCTCGCGTCCCAGGGGAATGATCAGGCTGCGCTGCTTGATGAAGTCGGGGATCTTCTCCCAGTTATCCGGCTCGTCCTCATCGTCACCGCCCATCAAGGCCATGCCGATCAGGGTGTTGATGGCGCCCAGTGCCACCCCGCCGAACATGATCCGCCTGCCGATCGGTCCCTTGAGGGTTTCCACCATCCGGGCGGTACCCTGCAGGGCGGCATTGAAGAAGGCATACAGCGCGCCCAGCTCACGGGTCTGGCGCCCCTTGCGGTTGAAGTTGACGGTCAGATTCTTGGCCAGGCTGGCCGCCCTCTCCTTGCTCATGCCCTGGTCCAGCGCCACCTTGTAGGCGGCCAGTCGAACCGCGTTCTCCATGACTTCGTTGTAGTGGCTCAGCCAGTCCACCACGGCATGCGCAGCCTTGGAAACCTGGCCGCGGTCAAGCGCGCCCAGCTCCTTGGCCAGTGCCTTGGCCCTGTCGTCGGCATCCGCGAACAGGTCTCGGTATCCGGTGGTGCCCCCGACGTTCTCGAGCTCATCCCACAGCGCGGTCCACTGGTTGTTGCGCGAGGCCTTACCCCGGCGCTGGCGGTAGATTGCGCGCATGGCCGTGAAGACGTTCGACGCCACCGCCTTTTGCTGGCCAGCCAGCGGGGTGGTGCTCAGCTGCAGCATGGCAGCCTGAACGTCGCGGGCAAAGTTCACCAGTCCGAAAATGGGGTTGTACTGGGTGTTGACGCTGGCAAACCAGCGCGTGCCCTTGGCGGTCAGGCCCAGCACCACGTGCAGGTCGCCGATGTCCAAGTTCTTCATGGACTCAGCCAGGCGCACGGCGCTGGGGTTGTGCTCGTTGAACACGATGGACCGATCCCGGCCGGCGATCCGGACCATGAGGACGTTGGGCCGATGCTTGTAGGTCGGATCAATGGTGGTGCGCACGGTCCCATTGCGCGGGTCCACGGTCTTGATCTTGGGCGGCGCGTCCAGGCTCCAGAGCTCTTCGTCCGGATTCTGGGCCGCCATCAGGTACAGCTTTTTGACCACCAGGTTTTTCTCGCCCCGGGTCAGCGCGGCCTCGCGCTGCATGGCGATGTGGGCCAGGATGTTCGTGACCTTCTCGTTTGACCCGACCCGGCTACGGGTGCCCGACCCTTTGACGCTGTAGCCCTGCCCAATCGGGTGCCGGTCACTCTCGGCCTTGGCTTCGTCGCGGTGCAGCGGAACATAGTGCTTGTAGGTCGAGCGCCAGGCGTTGAGTGTGGCCCGATCCATCAGGCCGTAGGACTCCAGCTCCCCCAGGGTCTTGGCCTGCATCTGGTCCACCATGGCGGCCAGCTGCTCCAGGTGCTTGCGCTTGTCCGGGGTCAGTCCGGCGATGTGGGCCTTGGCTTCCTCGTCGCTCATGCCAGAGAGCGCCAGGCGCTTGGATTCTGAGCCGGTGAAGGCCTGGGCTCCGATCCACATGGCCGATTCTTCCTGGGCAATGGCCAGCGCTTCCTCGATCGCGGTGGTGGCGCTGCCCTGTGCCTTGGCGCGCTGCAGCTGCTGCTCAAGGTCACGCACGGTCTTGGCGGCCTCCTGCCGGTAGGTGTCCAGCATCGACTGGTTCGGGTTACGCTCGGCCAGCACCCTGTTGGCCTCGGGCGCATGGCGGGCGTGCAGGTAGCGCTCCAGCTCGGGCAGCTTCACGGCGCGGGCGCGCATGTCAGCCAGCAGCGGCTTGAGCTCCTTGTCCAGGAAGTCGGCCGTCCGCTTGGCCAGGCGCTTGTGATACAGCTCTTCACCCAGGTACGCATCATTGAGGTCGGTTATCGTGCCGCCCAGCTCCTGGATATGCGCGCGCAGCCGGCGCAGGTCGATCAGCTTGTCCTGGAACTCGTACAGCAGCCGGTCGATAGCGGCCGGACTGGTCAGCTCCTGCACCCTGGCCTTTGCCCGCGCCCAGCCCGTGGTCAGCATGCTGGTGACGTTGGCTTGGTCGCCCTCGCCTCCCTCGTTGCGGTTGAAGCGCACATCCTGGCTCAGCGGATCAAAGGTGCCGCGGTTGCCAACCGCACTCTTGATCTGCTCCGGGCCAAAAGCCACGTACTCGCTGGCGTTGCGGCCGCGGAAGATGATCCCGTCATGCCCGAGGCGCTCCAGGTTCTTTCGGTACCGCTTCACCCGTTCAGGGGTCCAGGATTCCTCAATGTCCTGGATCTTCTGCATCGGCTCGATCTTCGGGTATCGCAGGGCCAGGAATGACGGCATGACATTGGAGCCCTCGGCGAAGGTGTCAGGCCCCTCTTCCAGCAGGCCATCGACGTACACCAGGTCATCCGAGAAGAAGTGACCCAGTTCGGCAGAGGCCTCGGTTCCGCTGGCCACGCCGGCCACGCGGGCAGGCTTGAACGCGGAGAAGTCGCGACGGGTGCCGTGGTAGACCACCCTGGGCCGCCCCTGCTCGTCGACCACTTTGCTGTCGCCGAACCAGGACCGGAAGGCTGGGGAATCCACCGCTTCGCCCTGGCGGTTGAACGCCGGGCCTCCAGTCTGGCCGTCCAGCCCTGGCACGCTCAGTCCGTAATCGGCCATGACCCGACCAGCGATGGCCATCACCCGTTCGTAGTCGCTCAGGTACTGCGATGTCCTGGCGGTGTAGCCGGTGGCCTCGCGGATGGACTCGATCATGCGCTGCACCATGGCGGCCAGGCGCTGCAACAGACTGGGGTTGTGGTCGCCGACTGCGCGCCAGAAGCCCGGATCCATGAACCCGTCGGAGAGCACTTCGCCGATGAACTCTTCGCGCACGGCAGCGTCGCGCTGCTGCGCGCTGGCACCCTGGGGGTAGGAATACCGGGCGACCGCCGAGCGGGCGAATCCCTCCCCGTACTCGCGTGCCTTCACGTAGGGGCGAATGGCCTGAACCAGGTCCTGGAACAGGTCCGGCCGGTCGCGCTTGAGCTGGTGCGCCATTTCGTGACCGAGCACCGCCAGGTGCGGCCGGTCCGAACGGGCGTTGATAAAGATGCGGTTGTCCCGTCCCGGTCGGGTGACGCCGTTGAAGAACCCGAATTCGCGGCTCAGAACCTCGGCGGTGACGTCGAATCCGACGACTCGCTTGCCGAAGGCAGAGGCGATGGCCCCAAGTCCATGAAGGTCAGGCAGACGAACCCATCGGAATGGGTGGACTTCACGGGCACGTCGGGCGCTGCCGGCGTTGATGGCGCCCCGATTTCCATCGTCAACGATGGCTTCAAGGCCTTCGATGTCGGCGCGGTCGCGGGGTGTCGGGGTGCTGTCGGGTCCATTGCGGTCAGTATAGGGTTGGTCCTTGCGGCTGAACAAGGCGACGCCCTGCTCGGTTTCGCGGGTCTTGATCTGGCCCACCAGGGCGTCGAATGCCTGGCGCAGCGCCTGGCGCTCCTGGCCCACCGGGTAGAGGAACAGGTCGCGCATGGCACCGCTGGCGCGGGCGGTTGGGCTGCTGGTGTCGGGGATCTGGGCAGGCTTGGCCGCCCGCTGCTCGGCATCGGTCAGGAAGGTATTGCGCTGACCGCGCCGGGACAGGGCATCGTGCACGTACAGCTCGAAAGCCCGGGCAAACATCTCCGTGGGGGTGCTCCAGTAGGCTTTGCCGCCCTTGGCCGTGTCCATCGCCCGACTGTCGCCCTTGTACTGGGTGGCCACCTTCTGTGGCTCGTGGGCACCGTCGGCATCCTGCTTGCCGGCTAGGCTGCGCACGTAGCTGGCAGCAGCCTCCAGGCCGTTGGTTTCGTCCAGGGACCAGACGCGACCGGTGGCGTCCTTGATCAGGTTGCGCACCGCGGCCACCCTGGTGCTGAACGTCTGCTTTCCGGCCCGCTCGTACCCGTCGCCCGTGTCTCCCTCGCGCAGCTTCTCGGCGTGCTGGTCGAACTCGGCCAGCAGATCGGCCTTGTTCGACGCAGGACTTTCCTCGATGCGAAGCCTCGCCGCCCGCAACCACTGCGCCAGGCGCCGGTCCGCTGACTCCTGTGCACGCTGGCGCCGGGCAGCTGCCTCCCCCGGCGACTCGTTGCGCTTGGTCATGGCCTGGTAGATGTCCCGGAAGACCATCACCATCTCCGGGCGGATGCCGTCGCCGAAGGTCGGCACATCCTTCTTGGCCACGTAGCGGCCATCCTCGAACACCATGCGGTCGGTCTTCTCGCCCTTGCTGGCGTGCTCAGACAGGAACGGCTCGGCGTCCTTCTCCAGCCCAGCCTGCAGCGCAAAGTGATGATCCAGCGCATGCCCCCACTCGTGGGCCAGCGTGCCGGCGCCTTTGGTGCGGGTGAGGTTGATTTCGTTGTAGCCAGGCACGAAGTGGGCAGCAAACCGCCCTTTGCCCTGGGCGCCGAAGGCGATGCCCAGCTTTCCGTCCAGGCTCATCGCCTTGGGCGGCACGCCCAGCACCTCGGCCAGGTCCATCAGGCCGTCAAACGCCTGATTGAGGTACGCCTGGCGCTCGGCCTGCTTGATCCAGCCCTCGCGACCGAAGTTGACGCCCCGAAAGCCGAAGGTCTCCATCAGGCGCTGCGACGTGATGTCCTCGCCTTCCTGGCGCCGCGCCGGACCGGTGCGCTCGGCCTCTTCGATGTTGGTGCCGCGCACATCCTGGCCAGCTCCCGCCTGGCGCTTGACCTTCTCGCGCGCCGCCTCGATGGCCGCCTCCCGGGTGTCGAACTCCTGGGCGAAGGACCCGCCGTCCAGCACCAGGGCGAACTTGCCACCGGTGAAGGGCTCGGACCTCGACCAGGATCCACGCCCCTGCACCGGCCGGATGTAGTTCACCGTGCCCCGTGCGCCCTCGTACTGGTCCAGGCGGTACTCGTCCGGGCCGAGCACGCGGTAGCCCTGGACCTGCCAGGCTTCGCGCTTGGCCGGCCAGCCTTTTTCCAGATCGGCCACCCACTTGCGCAGGTCATCGCGCACGAACTGCATCGCGCCCAGTGCCTTGTTGCCGCCGATGATCGCCAGCTCCTGGTGGGCATCCGATCCACGCCGAAACCGCCCGACCGTTGGCATTCCCTCGGCGAACTGTTCGGGCCACACCTGGCGCAGCAACACCGTCGCCACGCCCTGAGGGTCCATGGCTTCCCTGGCCATGTCGATCACCGACACCGGACCTATGGCCGATGCGTCGCGCTTGATGGTGGCCAGCACACCCTGGGCGAAGCTGGCCACCCGCTGGCCGTCATTGACGAAGGCAAACAGGCCCTCGCGCACCTTGCTCAGGGTGTCGATGTAGCGCTGCAGATCGGCATCAGTCGGCGCCTTGCCGCTGGCCAGCGTCGGGCCGGCGCTTATGCCGTCGTAGACCTGTTTGACCAGGCGGGCCACCACCTGGGGCATGCCGTCGGCCACCAGCTTCTCGTAGTCCGGACGGGGCCAAACCTTGGCCTTGGTGACTTCCTTGACCTTGAGCGTGTCGTTCAGATCCCGGACATCGTCCCACTTGAGGCCGCGGCCGGTGAAGTTGCGGCGGTTGGCGTAGAGCTGCTCGCCGACATCCTCGATGCGGGGCTCGGCGGCTACCTGGGCGCCGCGTCGCTGCGCCTGCTGATCAGCTGGGCCTTGCGCTGCTCGGACCGGATCTGGGCCCGAACCTGCATCGCCTCTTCCTCCAGAAGATCCATCTGCAGGCGCTCGCCCGGCTCCAGCTTCCCGGCCTCCGACTTGGCGATCAGGGCGTCCCACTGCCGGTCGATTTCCGCCAGTCGCTCGGTCGGTGTCTGCTCGCTCATTTTGCTGGGCCTGTTGTGCACCTTCATTGTAGGTGCGCTCCCCAGCATCGAACTCCTGAATTGCACGGATGACGTTCTGCCGGCTTCGCTGCCCGGTGAGCGTGCCAACCTGCTGGCCCTTGAACAGGATGCGGGTGCCGTCGGGGCCGTCCTCGAAGGTCATGCCCCGCTTGGCAAAGGCGCCAGTGCGCGCAATCCGCAGCGCCTCCTGGCGCAGGCTGTCCAGCGCCTGGCGCTCAGCGGTGCCTACACTGGCAGACGGCTCAGCGGCGCCTTGTTCTGCTGGTGCTGCTCGGCCAGCTGGGCCAGCTGCTTGGCTTCCCGCATCGTCGTCGTGTCGTAGGTTTCCTCGGCCGCTTTGGTCAGGACGGACGCCAGGATTCGGGCGGCCAGTGGGTTCTGTGCCGCGGTCTTGGGTTGCAGTTTGCGCATTGGGTTCTCCTTGTTCGTTGAAGCCCTCCAGGATCTGGGTGGGCGATACCTGGTCGCCGAACATGTCAGCGCCAGCGGTAGTTGTCATCGCCGCGCGCACGTAGTCCCGCAGCATACCGACCATGGCCTCGCGGCCTCGTTGGGTGATCAGGTAGGCCCCCCGGTAGAACATGCGCAGCATGCCCAACGTCAGCGGGTCAGGCACCTCGCCGGTCATCAGATCCGGCTGCATGGTCATGTCGTGCAGTGAGCGGCGCTCGGCGCGCGCCCGGCGGATCATGTGCACCGCTTGCAACAGGTTCGCAGTGAGATCCACCTGGGGGTTAACCAGACCCTGGCGCACACTGTCGCGCATGTTGGCCCACTCACCGGCCACGGCCTTGAGCGCTTCGCCGATGGCCTTGATGTCGGTGTCCAGGCTGTCGAACAGCTCGGCCACCAGATCCGCGTCCCCATACGCGGCCTGCATCAGTGCAGCCTGCAGGCGCTGCCGTCCAGCCTGGGACAGGGTGCCGTCGGCGGTCATCAGGGTGGCCACGTCCTGGCCGGCCCGATTCAGACGGCCGACGAACGCGCGCACGAAATCCCGGTTGGCCGCACTGTTGACCTCTGCCGGCTGATACACCGCCAGCACGCTTGTGTCGATGTGTTGTGCATCCTGACGCGCCAGCTCCGTCGGCGACATCCCCAGGCTCTGGCCCTGGCTCTTGGCCGCCATGTCCGGGGTGTTGGACCGCTCCGAGTAGACCCGCACCAGGATGGGATTGCGGGTGCGCTGGATCACCTCCACCGGCACACCGTGGGCCTGAGCGTCGGCGATCAGTTCGGCGCGGTAGCGATCGGCATTGCCCTGCTCGTAGGCAGCGCGCAACCCGGCCACTCGGCCATTGTTCAGGGCCTTGAGGGTGCCCAGCACTTCCCCGTCGAAGAGCGGATTGCTGCTCCCGTCAGCCAGGTTCGACGGCTGCACATTGCTGGCTTCGACCACGGCATAGCGGAAGGGCACACGCTGGCCATCGCTCATGACGGCCACATCGGTGCGGCCGGCGTTGCTCTGCGGGACGAAGGTCATTTCGTCGCCCACGGCAAAGACCATCGGGGCCCCTGCCTCCGGCGTCCGGCTGGTGGCCAGTCGCATGTAGTCGGGGTTACGCGCGATGTCGGCCATCTGGGCAACCGATGCGGCACGCGATCTGTCCCGGTTCTGCAGGGCCTGGGGGCCAGCGGCGGTGTCTGCGGTTTCGCTGACCTGGGGTTGAGCCATTGCCATGGGGTCGGCGTCCGGCTCGACCAACATGGCAGGCGACGCCTGCGTGTCCTGGTCAGTGTCCATTGAAGGGGCTTGCGCCTGGTCTTCAACGT